TGAGGCCGGATCCGGTGCTGACGGTCTCCGAGTGGGCCGACCGCTACCGGAAACTCTCCGGCAGAGCCGCGGCCGAGCCGGGCCCGTGGCGGACGGAGCGTACCCCCTATCTGCGCGAGATCATGGATTCGCTTTCGCCGACGTCTCCGGTGGAACGCGTTGTTTTCATGAAGGGCAGTCAGATCGGAGGCACCGAGTGCGGCAACAACTGGGTCGGCTATGTGATCCACAAATCGCCCGGGCCGATGATGGTGGTGCAGCCCACGGTCGAGCTGGCCAAGCGGAACTCGAAGCAGCGCATCGATCCGCTGATCGAGGAGAGTGACGTCCTCCGCGAGTTGGTGAAGAGCCCGCGCTCGCGCGACTCGGGCAACACCGTTCTGTCGAAAGAATTCCCCGGCGGCGTGCTGGTGATGACCGGAGCCAACAGCGCCGTGGGGCTGCGCTCGATGGCCGTGCGGTATCTGTTCCTCGACGAGATCGACGCCTATCCGGGCGACGTCGACGGCGAGGGCGACCCGATCAATCTGGCTTTCGCACGGACGCGGACGTTTTCGCGCCGCAAGGTTTTCCTGTGTTCAACGCCGCTGGTGACGGGCTTGAGCCGGATCGAGGCGGCGTTCGCCGAAAGCGACCAGCGGCGCTACTGGGTGCCGTGCCCGCATTGCGGCGAGTTCCAGGTGCTGAAGTTCGAACGGCTCCGCTGGCCCAAGGGCGAGCCGCGCAAGGCGGCCTACTACTGCATCGCCTGCGAGCAGGCCATCTTCAATCACCAGAAGAACACGATGCTCGCGCGCGGCGAGTGGCGGCCCGAGGCGGCAGGCGATGGGCGCACGCGCGGCTATCATCTGTCGAGCCTCTACAGCCCGGTGGGCTGGTACTCGTGGGAGCGCGCGGCGGATGACTGGGAGAAGGCGCAGAAAGATGTTGAGCGGCTGAAGTCGTTTGTCAACCTCGTGCTCGGAGAATCCTGGCAAGAGCGCGGCGACGCGCCCGACTGGCAGCCGCTCTATGACCGCCGCGAGGATTATCTGATCGGCACGGTCCCGCGGGGCGGCTTGTTCCTCACTGCCGGCGCCGACGTGCAGCGGGACCGGATCGAGGTCGAAGTGGTGGCCTGGGGGCGAGCGAAGGAGTCCTGGTCGGTCGACTACCGCGTGCTCGTGGGCGATACGGCGCGAGCGGATGTCTGGCGGCAGCTCGACACGCTGCTCGACGAGGAGTTTCCTCACGTGAGCGGCATGCGGCTGCCGATCCGCGTGCTCTGCGTAGACTCGGGCTTCAACCCGCGCATCACCTACGATTGGGTGCGAGGACATCCCCAGGCTTCCTGGGGCCCGGCCGGCGCGCGGGCAGCGCATCCCAAGACCGCCGTGGCGGTGAAAGGCACGGCGCGGACGGACCGGCTGATTCTGGGCGCCTCGCCCGTGGATGCGAGCAAGCGCCGCGGCACGCGGCTGTGGACGCTCGGGACGCCGGTGGCCAAGTCGGAACTCTACAGCCGCTTGCGCCTTGTGCCGCCGGCAAAAGAAAGCGGCGAGCCGTTCCCGGCGGGCTATTGCCACTTCCCGCGCTACGAGGAGGAGTACTTCCGGCAGTTGACCGCGGAGAGCCTGGTCAAAGGCCATTGGGTGGTCGCGCCCAACCGGCGCAATGAAGCGCTGGACTGCCGAGTGTATGCGCGTGCGGCGGCCTCGATCTACGGAATTGATCGTTTCACCGAGAGGCACTGGCGGGAGTTGGCGGAGAGTTTGCCTCGACCCACGACTGATGCAGAACCGACGAACATACTGCCATCTCCTCGCCCTGTCCGGCGAGTGATGGTCCGTTCGCCCTACATGGTTCGGTAGCGGAAAGAACTATCTCTGAGGCGCGCCCGTGCCCCGGAGCAGGCCAGCAATACTGAGGTCTTCGTCGATCTCGGGCCAATGGATGCCCAGTCCATCGCCAAGAAGCTCGAAATTGCGCCGTTGGGACTCAGTGGCGTTCAACAGCCTGGGAAACCAGGCGATGGGGACGGCGAGTCGGCGGCCATCGGCGAGAAAGACGATCAACTCGTCTTCGGTCACCTGAACTTGCTGGGCGCGGAAATGTGTTTCAACGCTTGAAGTACTCATGCTAAGCCTCAGCCACTCCTCCTCATGATCTACCAGATTGATCACTCCTCGTCTCCAAAGTGATCGCTTCGCGGCAATCTGATCCATGGCATACTCGCAGACCCAACTCGAAGCGCTGGAGGCGGCGCTGGCCAGCGGCACGCTGCGCGTGACGTTTGAAGGCCGAAGCCTCGAGTACCGCAGCGTGGATGAGCTCAAGAAGGCGATTGCCGAAGTGAAAGCCGCGATGGCCGCGGCGGATCCGGCCCGGCCGCGCTCTCGTGTGGTCCGGACCTACACGACCAAAGGCTTCTGATGGGTTACTGGCGGAATCTGATGCGGGCGGCGTTCGGGGCTCCGCTTCGGGCGCTTTCAGATTACGAGGCCGCCGCCAACACGCGCCGCACGCATGGGTGGAATCCCTCAAACGAAGGCATCAACGCCCTGGTGGCCGGCGGCGGCGACGCCCTGCGCGCGCGCTCCCGCGACATGGTCCGCCGCAACGCCTGGGCCAGTAACGCGGTCGAAAGCTTCGTCGGCAACGCCGTCGGCACGGGCATCAAGCCGCAATCGAAACACCCGGACCCGGCGGTCAAACGGCGGCTTCAGGAACTCTGGCTGCGCTGGACCGACGAGGCCGATGCAGCTGGGCTGACCGACTTCTACGGGCTTCAGGCGCTGGTGTGCCGCTCGACGATCGAAGGCGGCGAGTGTCTGGTACGCATCCGCGAGCGGCGGGCCGAGGACGGTTTGACGGTGCCGCTGCAGCTCCAGCTTCTCGAGGCCGAGCACCTGCCCACGGCGAAGAACGAGAATCTGCCCAACGGCAACGTCATCCGCGCCGGAATCGAGTTCGACAAGCTCGGCCGCCGCGTGGCCTATCACCTCTACCGCGAGCATCCGGGCGAAAAGCTCCTGTTCTTCAACGCCGGCGAGACGGCGCGCGTGCCGGCCGAGTCGGTGCTCCACATCTACAAGCCCCTTCGGCCCGGGCAGCATCGCGGCCAGCCGTGGCTGACACAAGTGCTGGTGAAACTCCATGAACTCGATCAGTACGACGACGCCGAGCTGGTGCGCAAGAAGCTGGCGGCGATGTTTGCCGCCTTCATCACCGAGAACAACCCCGAGGATCCGGTGATCGGCTCCAAGCCAGGCGAGGGCGAGACCGACTCAGGCGGCGCACCGCTGGCCGGCATCGAGCCTGGCTCGATGGTGAAGCTGCTGCCTGGCGAAGACGTGAAGTTTACCGAGCCCGGCGACGTAGGAGGCATGTACACGGAGTTCATGCGCGTGCAGTTGCGCGCCATCGCCGCGGGGCTCGGAATCACCTACGAGCAGCTCACTGGGGACCTCGAGCGCGTGAACTACTCCTCGATCCGCGCTGGGCTGCTTGAGTTCCGGCGGCGCTGCGAGCAGTTCCAGCACCAGGTGATGGTGTTTCAGTTCTGCCGCCCGGTGTGGCGGGCGTGGATCGAAGCCGCAGCCATCACCGGCGCGATCGATGCGCGCGACTACGCCCGCGCGCCCGAAGCTTACCTCGATGTCGAATGGCGGCCGCCCTCCTGGGCCTGGGTCGATCCGCTCAAGGACATGAACGCCGAGGTCACGGCCGTGCGCGCGGGCTTCAAGCCGCGAAGCGCCGTCATCAACGAGATGGGCTACGACGAGGAGGACGTTGACCGCCAGGCCGCCGCCGACAACGCGCGGGCCGACTCATACGGCAACGTCTACGACTCCGATCCCCGCAAGACCACGAGCAACGGGCAGCGCGTGATCGAAAAGGAACCGGCAACGGAAATCCCATGACGCATCTCCCGCACATCGCTTCGCGCGTGTTCAACACGCCGCTGATGATCGATTCGAAGAAGCTCGCGGCGATCCTGGCCGTGCTGGCTCCGCGCCTCGGCCTGGAACCGCCTGTCGCGGACGCAGCGTTACTCACCGAGCAGCGATCGCGGAAGCCCTACGCCGTCACCGATGCCGGCATCGCCGTCATCGAGGTCTCGGGCAGCCTGGTCAACCGCGCCTCCGGGATGGATGCGCAGTCGGGGCTCACCTCGTATGAGCAGTTGGGCAACGAGATTCTCGACGCCGCCACCGATCCGCAGGTGCGAGGGATCCTCTTACGCCTGGACAGCTACGGCGGCGAGGCCAACGGCGCCTGGGATGTGGCGAGCCTCATTGAGGAGGCCGCTCGGGTCAAACCCGTCTGGGCCTCGGTCGATGACTGGGCCTTGAGCGCCGGCTATCTGCTCGCTTCGGCCGCGGACCGCATCTGGGTCACCCGCACCGGAGGTGTCGGCTCAGTCGGCATCATCGCCATGCACCTTGACCAGAGCGGGTGGGACGCGGCCAACGGCCTGCGCTACACGACGATCTTCGCTGGGGACCGCAAGAACGATTTCAATCCGCACGAGCCGCTCTCCGATGGCGCCCGGGGTGTGCTGGTCGCCGAGGTCGACCGGCTCTACGGGATGTTTGTCGATGCCGTAGCCCGCCGCCGTGGTCTGAGTGCCGCGGCCGTGCGCTCGACCGAAGCGGGCATCTTCTATGGCGAGGACAGCGTAGCACAAGGCTTCGCCGATCGCGTCGGCACGTTCCGCGACGCGCTGGCCGCGATGACCGAGTCGTTGTCAAAACCGAAGTTCACAAAAGGAGGCACTCTAATGTCTGAAGTAACTCAGGCGGCCACCAGTCCGCCCGTTCCCGATCTCGCCGCGATCGAGGCGCAAGCCCGCGAGCAGGGCTACGCCGAGGCGGCTGAGATCGTCGTGCTGTGCTCGATCGCTGGCCGGCCCTCGCTGGCCGGCGACTACATTGCCCGCCATCTCTCAGCGGCCGACGTCCGCAAGGAACTACTCGCGCTGCGGGCCGAGGCTGACAGGGAAGAGATCCGGTCCCATGTGCTGCCGGAGGCCAGCGCCACGTCGAAGCAGAACCTCGATGAGAACCCGGTCGTCAAGGCCTGCCTGGCCTTGGCCGGCGCGAAAGGAGCGAAGTAACCCATGCCCGTTCAATCCGAAGCGAACTACCTCGGCGACTGGCTGAAATTCGAGGCGGACAACCTCTACAGCCGCGACGAGGTCACCGTCGCGAGCGGTCAGAACCTGGCGACCGGCACAGCGGTCGGCATCATCACCTCGAGCGGCAAGGTGACGCAGCTTGCGCCGGGCGCAAGCGACGGCTCGCAGAACGCCGCCGGCGTGCTGCTAAGAGCCGTTGATGCGAGCGCCGCCGACAAGCCGGGCGTCATCATTGCGCGCCACGCCATCTGCTCGGACAAAGGTCTCGTCTGGCCGGGCTCGATCACTGGCCCGCAGAAGACCGCCGCCATCAACCAACTTCGAAGCCTGGGCATTCTCGTCCGGGAAGGAGCGTAATTAACCATG